GTAGGAAATTTAAAATTGACGGCAGAGAGTATGAGGCTTACGAGTTAACCAATGCTGAGCTAATTCGTTTGCTCGAAGATGAGAACACATCCACAGGTGACTTACTGGAACTTACCAGTGTCTTAAAGGAGCGTTTCAAGTATAATATGTGTCCAAAGGCGGATGAGAACAACGATGATGTGTTTGCACGTTTCTTCAGTAACTTTGTCAATGGCAAGTGCAATGACAAGAAGAAGGTAGCCGAACTGATGTGCAAAGACCATCGTTACCTGCAAAATGAAATGTTTCACATCTGCTTAGAGTACATCAAGCAGTTGGCAGCAAACTATGAAGAAGGTTGGTATGATGCTCGTAACCGTTACGCAGCAGAGACATCCAAGAAAATTATCGACATGTTTAAAGAAACTAATTACCCATACTAATATGGCACAGGGAATTACAATTGATATGCTAGCCGAGATGTGCAAGAAGGCACAGGCAGCAGGATTGGGCAGTAAGATGGTTCTGATGTCTTCAGACGACGAAGGCAACGAATATCATCAAGCATGGGAAGGATTACATGACGGCAAGGAATATGCATCCTTCATTGAGAGTTACCAGTTACGTGGTTGTTTATCTGAAGAGATTAACGATTATGTGGTATTAACATAGGTACGGTACTGTGTATTGTTGACATAAGTTTTTAAGTTTAAGTGTTTTGGAGTGGGCTACCTGCGAAGGCAGCCCATTTTCTATTAATTTCTGTATCATATTGTGAATTCCTGTTAAAAAATACCACTATTTGATAAGTTTTCTCGAAAAAGTTTGGTAGTTTCGGTAAATCTTACTATCTTTGCACCAGAAACCTAAGGATAGTCCGAGGGTAGCCTAACAAACTTACAATTATGGCAGCAAATCTTTTTGGAGGTATTAATTTTAACGAGGGTATCGAAATGCCCCAAGTTATTAACAACAACGCTAACATGGCTGAGGCTGTAACAGAAGCAGCAGTTGCGCTCTATGACCCAGACCACTTCAAGAGTTGGGAAGAGTTCAAGACTCAAGACATCACCTTGGAGCAGTTGAAGCGCACCAACAGAGAGTTGAATGGTGGTCAGCCTATGCATGGTATTCACCATTTCCAGTTGGTAGAACAGGTGATGGACATCGTGAGAGAGGCAGGACTTGAGCCTACTATCTTTGATATGTTCGCAGCTAAGGCTGGCGGAAACCAGTACCCAGGCGTATCTCTGAACGAGGACATCGTAAAGACACTGAATGACCCAGATGCACGAATGAATGTCCAGTCATATACGATTCGCCGAGTTTACACCACCATTCACATCAATGGCTTTGATGATGGTGAGAGTGACCAGTCTATAGCTATTTCTTACCACCAGCAGGGCATTCAAGTGGCAATTGGTCGTAACGTCCGCATCTGCCACAACCAGACGATTCTTGGTAAGGAGCGTTCATTCCAGACCTATTCTCGTGGTGGTGGTCGTTTGAAGGAGAAAATTACTTATCTGGACGTGCTGAACAAGGTGCGTGAATGGATGTCGGATATTCACAATATCACATTCCAAGATGACCAGAAGATTGCACAGATGAAAGCTACAATCATTCCCCCAGCAAAGATTTTCATGCTGATTGGAATGCTGACCGCTACTCGTGTGGCAATTGATTCCTCTCTAAAGGATGTCCACATTCAAGGAACGTATCCTTTGAACAACTTCCAGATTAACCAGCTGACCGAGCAGTTGCTTCTCCGCAACGCACACAACAAGCAGGTTAGTGCGTGGGACTTCTATTCGCTGGCAAACGAGATGTACAAGCCACAACTGATGGACACCACTCAACTCTTCCCTCAGAATGAGGCTATGGTAGACTTCATCGACCAGTATGTGATGCCATACTAAATACTTTCGGATTCCCTGCCCTGCTTAGGCAGGGAATCTATTTTCTCACATTATTATAATCAAAGATATAAAGGCAACATGGGAAGAATAATGCTTAACGCTGAACAACATTTAAATGTTACCAATTCAGTTTGTGACAAGTTATATGAATGGTTCGGTGATATCACATATATCACAGGAATCTGTGACGGAAATAATAATAACATGTATATATACTTTGATAACAAGAAGGTAGGAACTTTAAACGAATTGTATGAAGGTATCAAGAAACTATTCTTCGACGAAAGTGACAAAGTAAAACTAAAGAAGCTAAGATACAAGCTAAAAATGAGACTCCAGTATGGTCTTAGGACTGAAATAATCGACATAGCGAGGCTAATAGTAAAATACAAAACACTCATGATTAAAAAAGAAAGTTATGAATAATAAGAAACGCTACAAGGTTCGTATCTATGTCTTTGATAAGACTGTAGGTAACATCATTAACCTGTTGATTAGAATTAAGGCTATACGCCTCGAAAACAGCATGGACGGTGTAAATGGTTGTCTGGCTATCTACGACGGCGTGGTGACAACGCCAGTGCTATTAGAGGTGATGAAACTAACAAAGGTATTCCCGCTGGATAACTATGCTGATTTCGTTATCACCTGTCCTAACTGTGGTGAGCGGATTGATGATAACATGATATTAAACGTGTACGACGAAAACCTGTTATCTGGCTATAATATAAACTGTCACAGGTACGACTGTGGAATCCAGACAGCACAGGTAGAGTTTAATCCAGAATAAAAGAGGTGGGAGACTATTTCCACCTCTTTTTGTAAAAAAAATGGAAAACTTTACTATAGCATAGCAAATTTTTCTTGAAAATGTTTGGTGGTTTCGTATTTTTTATCTACCTTTGCACCGTCAAACATTTAATAACAACTTAAACAACATTACATTATGGAAAAGAATTTTTATTATGGCAAGACCCTAAAGAGTTACGGAATTAGCTACCTTGGTAGTGTAGCCCAGAGCATGAAAATGCGTCTATCTTATGAGAAGGGGACAGTAACCTATTGTCTCTACCTCGCACCAGCAGATATGTCTGGTTACAATGTATGTCCTAATAGCCAGTATTGCAGAGAGTTCTGTCTTAATGGTAGCGGTCAGAACAAGTGCGACCAGTTATCAAGAGGTGTGGAGGGTAGCCTTATCAACCGTAGCCGCATCAAGAAAACTAAGATGTTCTACGAGGACAGAGACACCTTTATGCGTTTGCTTATTCACGAGTTGAAAAAGTATCAGGCACAGGCTGCCAAGAAGGGCATGGAGTTTTCTGTACGTCTCAATGGTACAAGTGACTTGTCACCTGTATTGTTCAAAGACCCAGAGACAGGAAAGAACCTATTAGAGTTGTTCCCTAATATCCAGTTCTATGACTATACCAAGGTGTATAGTCGTATCAAACTGATGCAGCAATATCCTAACTACGACCTTACACTTTCGTACAATGGTTATAATTGGGACGAGTGCGAGAAATTCTTGAATGCGGGGGGCAAAGTAGCCGTTGTGTTCTTTAGCGAGAAACTACCTAAGAGTTTTCACGGATTCCCTATAGTGGACGGAAACACCTACGATATGCGTTATCTTGACCCTGCAAAGCACATTGTTGGCTTGCACTACCATAAGACCGCTAACGACTATTACGTTGACGAGAAGGACGGAATACGCAAATTCCGAGTTCCAGACACACCATTTGTGGTGAAGGTGAACGACCCTAACGTGGACTGGGTATTTTAACCCAGTTCCACCTTCCAGAGAGACAGGAATATATTAATAACCAAATAATAAGAGATATGGAATACAAAGATTTCTACAGTAAGATTAAGGTATTACACCTACAGGTTGTTGAGGAAATTAAGAACCTGATGATTGAGAAAAACAAAGCAGTTATCGACCTCGCTGGTAGTGAAGCCCCACACGCCTTTATAATGGGTGTACCAGACTTTAACGACGATATGGATTACATGGAGGCAGAAGTGCTGAAGGTGATTCTGGAGGACGGTAAGGTTAAGTTTGACATCAACTGGGATATGGATAGCGAGGACTATCTGGAGGAGTACCCAAACGAAAACGGTGACATCGGAGACCTGTATGTGGTTGTTGATGCAACTGATTTCGAGAAACTGATTCCATGTGCAGGAATTGAGACAGTTTACCAAGCAGTCTGGGATTACCTGTACTACGGTTACACAGGAGACGACGACGAGGACATTCAGTAACAACAAATAAAACGTAACAATGAAACGATTAGTAGTATTATTAATAGCTATACTCACATTATCAGTGTGTAACGCCAGAGTCAAACTGGTATTTAATCCAGAGGGTAAATGGGTATCCACCATTCCCATGACAAAGATAGCCCCAAACCTCGTGGATTGCTCCTACACCTTTACTGGTGATTCCCTGTACGTTGATGTATATCCGTCTGGCTGTGGTCTGGCTGCCATGAGTATCAAGAACTACAGGAATACTAAGACAGGCTTTATATGTGATGCCGTCGATACCATGTATGATATATATACTGGTAAGGTGATAAAGGAGTGGGTATATACTTTAGAATTCAAGAAGAAAAGAAAAAAATACGAGGTATATAGGGACGGCGAACTGGTTGACATCATAAAAAGATTTCCATAATATTGTAAGTTTAAGTTATTTTAACAGTCAGAATTGCGGAGAAATTTGCAATTCTGATTTTTTTTATATATCTTTGCATTAGTTGAATTATAAACTTAGAAAACATGGAGAAAGACGAAAGTAAAATCTTTGAGAAGTTCTACGGCAAAAAGGTTTGCACGGAGAAACTAAACGTGGAGGGCTACAAGAAGCCAATCCAGTTTGACATTTACGACGGATATGCTGTTTGTCCAGACTATCGTGGGCACAGGCTTGAAATGACATATCCAATGATGAAGGCTGTTAAGGACAGCAAGGAGTTTTCTGATGCCATTATGGAATATATTAGTGGTATCAACAATGTTGATGAGATAACAGTCCTGCATGTTCTTATCACATTTGCCACTGTATTCAAAGACGGCGTAGAGATTCCAGCCGCCTAACACTTAAACACGAAACACTTATAGCACAATCACATTATGAAGAAGAAATATACAGTACAACTAAATTATAAGGCTTCCATTATCGTTGATGTGGAAGTAGAGAACTCGCCGAACGCTGAGGGCGATGCACTCGAAAAGGCAAGGAACGTAGCCGAAGATGCTGACATTCGTGAGTTTACTATAGGCAACGAACTTGAAAGCCAGATTTTGAGACAGGGTTAGTTCTTCATAGTTTTTTATTGTTTTTATTGTTAGTTTAACCAGAGGGCACAGTATCATGCTGTGCCCCCATTTTTTATGCTGTTTTGTAAAGAAACTCGAAAATTTTACTATAAACTTATAAGTTTTTCTCAAAAAAGTTTGGTAGTTTCGACAATTTTTACTACCTTTGCACCAGAAACCTAAGGATAATCCGAGGGTACAACCTAACAGAATACAATTATGGAAGAGAAAGAAATTCGCAGCAGACTTGAAATGGCAGGAGAGAACTTGCTTGACCTGCGTAGTGACATGGAGAATGACATCCGTGATTTCATGGTTAATGTACTCCACAAAACTACCATCGAGGTAGAGGTTCTGGATTCTACCGACCAAGAGTATCACCGCCTCACAGTTACTATCAGTCCTTTGTCGCCAGACGGTGACGGTGATGCAGACCTGTTGTTCAACGACTACCAGACAGGTGGTACGAACATGACAATCCGTGACTTTGAGTTGCCCACAGACATTATCGAGGGCATCTGCAATGCACTATATGATATGCCAGCAGGGGAGTAATTCCCTCTGGCTTTCTAACAAGAATTACCTAACAATTAGCAATAACATTATGAAGAAAGAAACGTATTTCAAGAAGGCTGATGAGCTGTACGACAGCATTATTCCTGTACAGCAGGACATCCGCAAGAAGTGTGAGACCTACATCAAGATGGTCTTGAAGGAGAACAATGGTTCTCTGGATTGTACAGAGAGTGAGAACATGATTTCTGTTACTTACGACGGTGGTAACCATCCAGAGTATGCCAGCACTGCTTTCTCTATGGTTGAGGGTATTAGCCTCGACGAGAACGACAACATTATCCTCCAGATTGAGGATTGCTCTGAGTATCCTATCGAGAACATTAACTGGGATGAGGTGTTTGATGTAGCAGCATTTATTCACGACGAAATCGATAAGTAATATGGCAAAGATAACATTACAGAACATTTGCGTGGGAACAACGTTCTGCCAGCCAGAGCTGGTTAGCCCACACAACCAGATGATGAGAGTTACAGGCATCAAGTATAACAAGAACGCTGGTAAGCCCTGTAAGGACATGTGGGGAGGCACTGTCTGGGAAGAGCCATTCGCAACCATCGAGGCTGTGGGAGAGCTAACAGGTGAGCAGAAGGGCTATACAGTCCAGAGTGAGGATTCAGACCTGTCTTCTTGGCTTACATTCTGTACTCCAGAGCAGCGTATCAATTCAATCTACGCCTCTCGTAAGGATAATGCCATCAGAGTTATCAAGCGTAATCTGCCAGAGATGATACAGGCTGTTACAGAGCTACCAAAGTTCGCAAAGCAACTGAATGACGACGAGGACATGAAAAGTGTTATTGAAATGTTAGGTCGTCTGGCAGTAATTACTTTCTAAAAAGATGTTAAAAAGTTTGGATATTCCAGATATTTTATCTAATTTTGCACCGTCTAACAATTAAACATAAGGTTATGAGTACAAGAAGTTGTGTAATCCTTAAAGTCCGCAAAGAGGACATAGGGAAAGTGATTAGTTTCAGAAAGGCTGCGCTGCCAG